CCCATAACACTCCTAAGCGTTTAGATGAGATAAACTTATCTTCCTAACTTCTCAGCCATTTGTCTGAGATAACGGGACAAGCGACCATTGGCCTTCTTGGACAAGGGTTCAGCCTTGCGCTTACGAACACCCTTGAATCCAAGTTGGCCGTGGAACCTTATGTATCCGCAGAAGGAACACTCATGCAATACAGCAGGTTCACCTGACAGGTATTTCCCTGAGATTGTCAAAGGTAACGATTTCCTACCACAGTTCTCGCACTTATGCCTAAGCATCTCTACTAGTCTACCCACAACATCAACCCTTGAACAACAGGTGCCAGTCAGTGCCATCATAGACGAACTTCGCATATTGGCCGTTGGTTATATCAACGACGGCTGCCGCTGCGTTGTTGGTCTTAGCAGTGAACTTAGTGTCAAAAGAACCAGCAGTAGATATGTTCCTGACTTCTATGATATGCCCAGATGGGAAATCACCACTAGGAGTAAGTGTAGCGTCTGCACTACCACCGTTTGGATTTACTAAGAAGACATTTTCTTGGTCAAAGGTAAACGATACATTGGCTGTCAGAATAGATATTCTGTTTGGACCAAGCACTACAGTTTCTGTAGAAGGAGTAGAGTGGACATTTCTAGGTATACCAGCGTAGATTACACCATGCTTTCCACTCGACCTATCTTCCCTATGACTATGCCAAATACCAGCAAAAGGACTGCCTCCAAAGTCTCCGTTTTCGGGTGACGCAAAGAAGCCGTCTAAGTCAGCAGCGGAGTTTACAGCGTTTGCTGTAGTCACATCTCCTATTGCTCCATCGGTCATAGGGGTCAGATACAGTGGGCTGTTCCTCAAGAATGTCCTTCTGTCAAAGATGGTAGCCGTTGCGCTCAGCGAAGCGTTGATGTTAGCCGCACCACCTGTTACGGTGTATCTCAGTACTGCTAGTACAGTTGAGTTATGATTCAAATCAGTGTTCGCTGTGATACTTGGGTCTGACAAGAAGCGGTTAGGAATCAAAGGTGTACCCGCAGAAGCGGTGACTGGAGTTCCCATCTCATACATGAGGTGGGCTTCCGGCGAACTTCTACCAACCAAATAGATGACAACAAATACTTCACCGCTTGAACTAGGTACGCTAGGTAGGTCGCCAGAAAAGTTAGTACTGGTGCCTATAGTGAATGCCTCTGTGCTTGCTGGACCGTTAGCGAACTTGTACATGATTCCATCAAGTACACAATAACCACCGTTGATAGTAACTACGCCACCACTTGATACTGTAACGAAACCGGGCGTACCTGTTACGATACTGTTTCTCAAAGAGTCACCAGCAGCCCCATCACCTAATCTGATGATACCGTTGCCATGCAACCCCTCGTAAAGATTGGTAAGGCTAGGGCTAGTAAGTCCGTCACCGTCTCTTAGTCCCTGTGAATTTGCACCGTAGCCTGTTGCACTTGTATGGCCTGCTTTTGGATTGGTCATTGTCCCACCTCGATTATTGCTGAGAATTTAATTTCATTGTTAGCAGTCTTTTCTATAGAATTGTAGGTGTATCTACAGAAGTCAGTTGTATCTGTAGAGTCAGTTGGATTCTTATATCTAATAACCACTTCTCTCAAAGGTAGCGTGAAACTCACATCTAATGACAGTTTTGCTTCAACCGACAGCGTGTTATCGTCTATGACCTTGACATCGGGTGTAACGACCACTGCTGGTCTACCTATGCCCCCATCCTGCTGGGTGGCGACTGTTCCGTCGAACCCAAACACTACTTCGTTTATTCTCGCTCTCAATGTATCTATCAAAAATCTGGCTCCTTCATTTAGTACGGGCACTATCATCCTCTCCTTGTCTTAGAATATTTAGTCTGAACAACACCTATCTTGAGATAGTCGTTTCTGGATTCTGGTAAAGTGTCTGGTAGTAAGTACAGTTCTTCATTGTCTAGCACTGGGTGAACACTTCTTGATTTAATAACGACAGTGTTTGTCAAGACTCCGGCTAGATGAATATGACCTAATTTGTTACCGCTAGATGTGTAGACTGGTTGGTTGTCGGTAGCAAATGCAGAAGTAGCGCTTACTCCGTCTACTGTAAATGATGTAGTACCTATAGCGTAACCACCACTGTTGTCAATCAAAACACCTGTGCTTTCTAGCCTACGACCTCCATGTATAGTGTCTCTGTTAGGCTGACCAAGATTAAATCCTACTCCTCTGTTAGAATCTACCCTTTCAGCAATTTGCCAACTGACTTTTATCTTCAAACCAAAAGATGTGCTGAATTCTTCGACGCTAAACTGTCTATTCCTGTCAAAGTTATCATCTAGCGTACTACTGATGTCTACTTCTTGGAATTTTTGCAAAACATCCTCAAGTGTACCATCAACCGAGTTGACATGAAGGTCTGACTTGCGATTTATTAAATCATAAGTGCCGCTTAGCACTATTTTCTTCTCACTGTCGTGTCTAGCCTGATAACTTACCAAATCACCGGGCTGAACGGCAGTTCCTGCCAAAACATCACTATATTTCTTAGAACCAGTGGCCTTTTTAGCCATTCTCAACATATTCTGACCTATTTTTCTGGCACTAGCCTTAGTTAGAGCAGTCGGAGCCGATATTCCGCCCGGTACTTCGTTCACAGTGTCTACTTGAGTGCCAAAGTCATCTACTTGGACTACATTTTGGTCATTATTAGCCCTTGACTTGCCTCTAACTACCACTCTGTTAGGTACAGCGTCATTATTGTTCTCAGATGTACCTCCAGATACTCTATTTTCATTCAAAAAGTGCTCTCTTTCTACCTGAGTCTGAGGTACATAGAGCAAATTACCAAATCTGTCGCTTCTAGGCGAGTAATAATCATGTTTAGACAGATATCTGAGAGCAGTAATCGAATCAACACCGTAAAAGTCCATAGCCAAGAAAGTTCCACTGGGTGTAGCGGCCTTTATTCCGTTGATTGAACTCTTAGAGGAGTTACCTACCTTGATTGCTAGGTCAGAAGTCCGTAGCCCTACTCCCACTTTCTGAGCAAAACGGATAGTTTTGTCAGTAAAGCCTAGGTCATGTAACTTTCTACCCTTCAAGTTCTCTATTCCGTACCTATTACCCTTGTTTGATGTCTTGATTTCGGACATAACTAATGCTTGAGCATGGTTTTCACTACCGACAGCCAGCGCAGGTAGCGTACTAGTAGTGTTCACTTTGTCACCATCATAAAACAAAGAGCCCTCATAGGTCATACTGTCTGTCGGATTGTGAAGCAAACGGATGGTATCTTCTTCCTCGATGAGTTTGTATCTACGCTCAGGTGTAGGTATGAAGTCCGTTTTGGTAGGTTTGTTAGCCGCAAAGCCAGCCTTTACTTTGGTGTATTGAGCGTGGCGCACAGCGTTATCGACAAAGCGTGGCTTACGAATCTTCTTCATCACAGTGTTCTGAGCAGCGTCTGCTCGACCTGTTGCGAGATTCTTACCTAGCGCCATGTTCATTACCTCTTTCGTCAATGGTTCTTCCCATGTCCTGTATTCGCTGTAATTCATATTGATTAACACCAGTCAATCTATCCATGTAATTTCTTAATCTTACATCTTCGGCAGGTAATTCAAATTGTTCTTGACCCAATGCGTCTGCCCTATACATAGCCCCTGTGTTTGGTGATTTGGGCATAACTGTCAAGAACTCCGGTGGTATACCTTCGGGGAATGCTTGAGTAGCAAGCGATGGTGTTACTCTTGGCTCAGGCTCACCTGCACCTTCTCTTACACCAATATAAGCGGGTGGATGTCTTGCATAACCTCTTGCAGACTTTGGGTTATCGGTCACAAATGCACCATACCCCCAATCACTCCCGTCATTTGGTAACACACCCAATCTTCTTATTGAATCAACATTACTTTCAGGCGTACCATGTAGCCATTTAACAGGTCCATGAGGACTTGGTAAGTCAGGATGAAACTCGCCAAGCGTAGTCTGGCGCTTTAGTATCATCCAAGCCTCATCCATCGGTGTCATGCGCTTCACTCCCCACTATGGTCTCCGGTATTATAAGATGCATCCCCTTTGCTACCCTTTGGATGCAGTGTCTGGCTGTGTCTTGGCTGAACACTGTAATCACCCTCATCATCATCTATAGAACGACGACTTGCGTCGGCTCGGAAGTGCTCAAGGGTATTTTCTGACATGACCATTCTGGCGACTGGGCTGGTAATATCTGACTTATCATAACCTGTGACATCGACACCGGGTATGTTAGGTCCTTGGCTGACAGGTACAGTTGTACTGGTCGCTGGGTCTACTGTATAGACAGGTGCGTAAGGTGGGTTACTCGGAGTACCTGTACGAGCGCCCGGTGCGTCACTAGTGAACATACCATACTTACCGCCAGCAGTAGCCCTGTAGAAGTTTGAGTTCTCTTGAGGACTGCTGCCTTTCAGCGCTACATAAGACCTGAACATCTGACTGTGCTTGAAGTCAAGTCCAAAGGCTGGTCTGTACAAGAATTGTATGTTGCTGTCAGAGTTATTTATGTTCTGAGATATAGGGTCGTGGTCATCATCTTGGTAAGGGTTGGAAGGGTTCCAAGTATTTTCATAAACGGTAATACCATATCTTGTTGCTAAATAGCCTTCTATTTGTCGCTTTTCCGCAGTTGTCATGAGTCGGTTATATTGTATGACTTCTGCTATCTTACCGTTAAGGTAGAAAGAACTGGGTACATTACCTAACTGATAAGGTTGTGCTGTAGACTTGTAAAAACCGGCACTAAGTGTGACGGCAGTACTTCCTTCGTTAGATACCGAATATAGTGATGTAGAACCATTACCGTCACCACCCGTGATAGAAGCAGTGACTATACTTGGCTGACCACCTACTGCTGTATTGTTAGCAGTGGTAACAATTCTCCAAGTAGTATTATCTCCACCCCACCATTGCCAAGCATTGGTTGTATCCATACGAGCATAAAGATTGAAACCTGACCTTGCTACAGGTGCGTTACCTCTTGACTCAATTATTCC